CTAACGATGAGCTTTATAACGTATTGCGCAACTCGATGGGGGCTAGACGGCAACCGTTGTTATTTACAATTACAACCGCGGGCTTTAATCGTGAGTCACCTTGCTATAAACATCGGAATTACTGCGCCTCGGTTTTATCTGGGGCTATTGTAGACGATGCTTTGTTTTCTGTAATCTATACGCTAGACGAAGGCGACGACTGGACAGACTCGGCGAACTGGGCCAAGGCTAACCCTAATTGGGGGGTTTCGGTTTATCCGCGTCAGTTAGAGCAGGCGCTAACCGAGGCTAAGGAATTTGTACACAAAGAAGTTGAATTTAAAACTAAGTTGTTAAATGTGTGGACCGACACGGCGCTAACTTGGATAAATGACTCTACTTGGATGGAGTGCGCCGAGCGTGGAGAATTGGACGGGATTTGTTACGGCGGATTGGATTTGGCGAGCACAGGAGACTTTTGCGCGTTTACTTTATACTGGCCCGAGGCCTCGGCTATTCGCACATGGTATTTTTTGCCAAGCGAGGCAGCCTATAGGCGAAAGGATGCAGCAGGCGCTTCGATAAGGCAATGGATTGCAGACGGCCAGATAATTGCAACCGAGGGGAACGTAACGGATTATAATTTTATTAAGGCCCAGATATTAGATTTGGCATTGGAGTTTGAAATTAAAGATATTGCTTACGATCGTTTTAACGCTTCGCAGCTTGTAATTGATTTACAAAATGAGGGATTGCAAATGTATCCCTTTGGGCAGGGCTTTATTTCAATGAGCAGCCCAACCAAGGAACTGGAGCGGCTAGTAAAGGACGGCAGACTTAAACACGATGGCAACCCAGTTACGCGTTGGATGATGGGGAATGTATTGCTGGCAAGCGACCCAGCGGGCAATATTAAAATTAACAAAGCCAAGAGCGGCGATAAGGTCGACGGTCCTGTAAGTATTGTTATGGCATTGGGCACGGCTATGCAAGACGCTGCCAAAGAAAAAAATTCAGACTTTTGGTTTATAAGCTTATGAGATTTGTTGACGACTTTATGAATAAGTATTATTTTAACCTCCCTAAGTTTCGCACTTACGAGGACGCCTATAACGCAACCGAGGCCGAGTATCTGGAAAGGTACGGAGTAACTCGTTATAAAAACTACGACGTATTTCGCTCTGCCCTCAGCAGGTGGCTAGCGCAGGGGCGTAATAAATAAGATTTGTTAACACGGCAAAATTTAAGGAGTTGTAATTTGCACCGATGAATTTAAGATTCTGGGAAAGGAAAACAGAAAAAAGGTCGATGTTATCGCAACCTGCGGACTGGTTTGTTAATACCTTAAACAATGTATTTGGCTACCAAACTAAAAGCGGGCAAGCTGTAAATAATACAACGGCTTTGTCTATTGCGTCGGTGCACGCTTGCGTTAGAGTTATTGCGGACGGGATAGCAGGGCTAGGCTTAAAGTTGTATAAAGACGATGGGCAGAACAGAGACCAAATTATAATCCACTACGCCACAGCTTTAACTAACGAGCCCAACGCTTACCAAACTAAATACGATTTTACTAAGTACATGACTAGCCACTTAGCTTTAACTGGCAACGCATACGCTTTTATTAATCGCGATGTTCGGAATATCGGCATAGAGTTGCATCCAATCGCGCCGCAGTACGTTACCCCTGTTATGCAGGATGGCCTTTTATTCTACAAGGTTACACTTGCAGGATACCCTAACATGATACCCGCAACGGAAATGCTACACTTTAAAGGAATGTGTGGGGATAATCCGCTAGTAGGTTTAAGCCCAGTAGTATTGCACGCTGAAACTTTAGGCATAGACTTGGCAGCAATAAGCCAGAGCGCGGGTGTTTATAAAAATGGAGTATTGAAATTTTTGTTAACGTCAGACGCGCAGATAAAAATAGACCAAGCAGGGCCTTTGAAAAAATCCCTCGACGATGTTATAGACGGGGCAAGCCGTAGCGCTGTTATGCCCAATGGCATTAAGATGGAAAAATTAAGCCTTAGCCCTGAAGAGGCGCAGTATTTGGAAACCCGTAAATTTAGCAGCGAGGAAATTGCACGAATCTTTGGAGTGCCTGCTTCTATGATAGGCGCAACGGCAGGCATTAAGTCAAGCGTTGAACAGGAATATCAAGATTTTTACGCCCGCACTTTAATGAGCTACGCAATTAACATCGAGCAGGAATTAGCCCGCAAGCTGTTAACAGAAAACGACAAGCTAACTTATTACTTTAAATTTAATTTTAACTCACTATTGAGAGCCTCCGCTAACGAGCGAGCAGACTATTATAACAAAGGCATCCGCGGCGGCTGGCTTTCTAGAAATGAGGCAAGGCTTTACGAGGACGTTAACGGTTTTAGCGGCGGCGACGAATATTTAATCGAAGCCAACTTAATGCCTAGCAGTCAGATTAACGAGTATATGGACGCGAAGATTGCAAACCTTATGGCTACGGCAGACAAAAACAATAACCCCGAGGGCGTAAATAATTTAGAAAACAATTAAAATGAAACAAGAGAGGCGCACAATTACGGGCAGCGTTCACACCAGAGCAGACGGCGAAGGCATGCCTAAAGAAGTCGGCGGTATTGCTGCCGTTGTCAATTCAGTTACTGACCTTGGATATTTCGAGGAGGTTATAATGACTGGAGCTTTTGACAACGCTTTAAGTAAAGATTACGATATTCGTTGTTTATTTAATCACGAAGCCGATTTAATTTTAGGCCGCACAAAGGCAGACACTTGCAGAGTGTTTGTAAATGGCGACGGTAATTTAGAATATACTTGGATACCAGATTACGAGAACCCTACGCACATGTCAGTAGTTCGCAGCATTATGCGCGGAGACATTACGCAAAGCTCATTTGCTTTTACAATTAAAGAACAGAACTGGAGCGAAAGCGAAAAATACGGCAGCATGGGCAAGCGTTCAATTACAATGATTGAAAGCCTTTACGATGTTAGCCCAGTTACTTATCCTGCTTATGAAGATACAGAGGCAGACGCTCGCAGTATTGCAGCAATAAGAGACCAAGAGCTAGAGATTGAAGCGGCAAAACAAAGCCAAGTCAGCGCGGATATTTTAAAACTTGCTTTAGCCAGATACACAAACTATTAAAAAAACAAAAATCATGAATAAAATTAAAGCCCTAAAAGAAGAGCGTGGACGTTTGCTAGGCGAATTGTCTACCCTACAATCTACCATCGAGCGTGAAGCACGTTCTATGGCTGACACTGAAACTAACCGCTTAAGCGAAATCGAAGCCCGTTTGGGTGCGATTAAAGCAGAGGTTGAAACCCTAGAGAAATTGCAAAACCTTGCAGCTCAGGCAGCAGGCCACAGCGCAAGCCGTAGCGAGGAAAAAGAAAAGTCAAACATGGCTAAAGATTACAGCTTTAAGCGCGCGATGGAAATGGCTATTACTGGCCGTCGTGAAGGCGTTGAGGGTGAATTTTCTGCAATGGGCGGCGAAGAGTTCCAGCGTTCAGGCGTTAGCGTTTCTGCTCACTCTATCAAAATCCCATCTGAAGTATTTAAGCGCGATATGACTGCCACAGGCGGAAGCTCAGGCTCTGAAGGTGGCGTAAATATCCAAACTTCAGTAGGTTCTATTATCGACATTTTGCTACCAAAAACTGTTTTAGCAGGCTTGGGCGTTCAGCGTTTGAGCGGGTTGGTTGGAAACTTGGATTTACCAACTGCTAGCACTTTGCCTTCAGCAGGTTGGAATACTGAAAATGGTTCTGCTACTGAGAAGAGCCCAGCGTTCAGCAAAATCACTTTGAGCCCTAAGCGTTTGGCTGCCTATATTCAGGTATCTAACCAGCTTATGCTTCAATCTAGCAACTCGATTGACGGGTACGTTCGCAACTGGCTATTAAACGCTATGGCCCAATCTTTGGAAACTGCTGCTATTAAAGGCGGTGGTTCTAACGAGCCTACTGGTATTATCGCTAACGCTAACGTAAACGTAACTTTCGCAGGTGGCGCAACTTCTAACAGCACAAACGCTAACGGAGCCGCTCCAGTTTGGGCCGACGTAGTTAACTTGATGAAAGCAGTTGAAAACGCTAACGGTAACGGAGTTGCTTACTTGACTAACCCAACCGTAAAAGCTAAATTGCAAACCACTAGCCGCCAAGCTTCAGGCGTTGAAGGTAACTTTATTTGGCCTGCAGGTGGTACAGACTTGAACGGTTACAATGTTCAAACTACTACCTTGGTTCCTAGCAATTTGTCTAAAGGTAACGCTACTACTTTGTCAGCTTTGATTTTTGGAGACTTCTCTAAAATGGCTGTGGCAAACTGGGGCGGAATGGAGTTAACAGTTGACCCTTATTCTGGTGCTACTGCTGGCTTGACTAACGTAGTTCTTAACGCTTATTTGGATACTGCCCTATTGCAGCCTGCGGCCTTCGCAGTTTGTAAGGACATCGTAGCCTAATAACTTGCCCGCTCGGGGGCTTTAAAGTCCGAGTGCTGTGGGGAGTATTGAGTTGCTCCCCTCGGGCCAAATGTTAGTAAAATTTTTGATTAATCCAACAGGGCACTTTAACCTTAGTTATAACTTGGGCGAAGTGGTAGACATTGAAACAAAACAAGCCGAGTTACTACTTGAGGCTGGAGCTGTTGAAATTGTAGCTACACCTAAGCCGAGTAAAAAGAAACCGACTAACCCAGAGACCGAACTAGACGCCGAATAATGTTTAAAAGTAGAAGATACACAGCCTTTGCAAATGTAGCAACCGACTATTTAAGTTTGGCCGACGCTAAACAGCATTTGCGCGTTACTGCCTCAGACGATGACAGTTATATTGGTGGGCTTATTTCTATGGCCGTAGATACTTGCAGTAACTACTTGGGCTACTCGATTAAGAAGGGTACGGCAAAATACGGCTTTGATAGCTTTACGGGCTCGCCTGCGCTTATCAATCCCGTAAACGGTCTAAATATACCTAGCGGCAATTATCTGCGCGTAAATAGCCGCGTATTGGCTGTAAACTCTGTAAGCTACGTTAATGACAGCCAAGCGGTAACGGCATTTTCTGGGAGCGATTGGATAGTAGCACCTGACCCAATGGGCAACTATACGCGAAATATCTTTATTAATACTGCGCCCGACTCAATTACCGACGATACAATTAAATACATTATTGAAGTATCTGAGGGATTTAATCCAGTTGGAACTAGCGCAGTAGACCCAGATACTATTTTTCCAATGGCAATTAAACACGCCGCTTTGTTATTAGTGGGCCAGTATTACGATAACAGAAATGCGATAGTAGTAGGAACCATACAAGCCAAAATATCTTTAGGCTTTGAGTACTTACTAGACCCTTACAAAATACAAATTATACTATAATGCAAGCGGGCGCAATGGATGTACTAGTTAGTTTGCAGAGTTATGCGGAAACTATTGACACCAATACAGGCGAAAAATTGCAGACGTGGACTCAATACGCAACGGCTTGGGCTCAGCGCGTAGAACAGGAAAACGGAACCGAGCAAGTAAATGCGGACCGCCGCGAGCATAAGCAAATAGTTTATTATACCGTCCGCTATAATTCAGCAATCGGAGTTAAGGACAGAGTAGTTGACGCGGGGCTTAACCATAATATTGTTAACATTGCAAACATAGCGCGCAATTTATATTTGAAGTTGGAAACGGAACTAACAGAGTGAGCAACAAAGTAGAAAATATCGCCGAGGTTATTAACTCATTAAAAGCGATGGGCGTCGAAATAGATAGCCCAGATTTACAGCGTATGCTCAAAGCTCAGGCGTTACCAATAATAAATAGTGCAAAAAACTTAGCGCCTAAAGATAGCGGCGACCTTGCAAAGTCGATAGGATTTATTACTGGCAAGGATAAGGACAACAAGACCAAAGTATTGATAGGATTGCGCAAGGAGTACTATAATAACTATCTAGGCGTAATGTTTGAATATGGCACAGTTGCAAGGATTCAGCAAGATACAGGCCGCTATACTGGCATTATCGAAGCGCGCCCTTTTATGCGCCCTGCATTGGACCAAAACGCGGGCAAGGTAACGGACGGAATTATTAACGGAGTAGATAAAATACTCGCTAAACTAGCAAAAAAAAATAACTTAATATACAAATAAAATGGCAACTACTGGACCAGTAAACGGCACGCTTATAAGCATCTATAAAGATGTGAGCGGCACACTTAAAAAAATCGCTAACGCGACTTCTAACTCCCTCGACATTTCAAAGGACATGATTGATGTAACTTCAAAAGACAGCGCAGGCGCAAAGGAATTTATTGCGGGCGAGTATGGCTACACTTTGAACGTCGAAGCAATCTTTGAAGATGATTCAAGCGTTGGAGCTGGGCAAATTTCGTACAAGGATTTGGTAACAGATTTGTTGGCGGGTACTTTAGTTACTATTGTAATGACCTCAAACGTAACAGGTGACGAAAAATATACTGGCTCTGCTTTCTTTAGCAGCTTAAGCCTTAGCGCACCAAACAACGACAAAGCAACTTGGACTGGAACCTTGCAAGGCTCTGGAGCTTTGACTTTGGGAACTGTTGCGTAATAGTATTATATTTGTGCGATGAGCACTACAATAAAAATCGGGGGTGCTGAGCATCCCCTTTTATTTAACATGAATAGCCTTCGTAATATTATGGAGGTTGCAGGCATGGAAACCTTTGCGGATTTAAACCTGCAAAAGGACTTGGCCAAGTCTATGGATTTTGCGCTAAGCTGCGCGTTTTATGGAATTTTAGAAGGCTACGAGGCGCAAGATAAAAAGACGCCTTACCCGACAGTTCAAAAGTTAGGCGCGGCGATTAAAAAGTTTCAGGAAATCAGCCCAGCGTTGGAAGGTTTTACCGCTGCAATTACAGAATTTTTTGCACCTGCTGAAGAG